ACCATATTTTGGTTATGTTTATGATTTTATTGAGGATATGAAAAAAGTATTCCCAACACTTAAAGATGATTGGGGTATTTATGTTCCTGAAGTAAAATACCTTTCACCTGAACCATTAGTTAATTATGATGATTTATCTTTAACTAAATTCCCAAATGTTCACTTTGTAGGTGATGCTTTAAGTGCTAGAGGTATTACAGTATCTGGATCTCAAGGTACACTAGTAGCTGAGAAAATTTTGGAGAATAAAGAAATAGTTCGTACATTTACGGATAAACAATACGCAATATGAGTGAAATAAAACCAAACCCGTTTCCTAAATCAAGAAAACTATCAAAAGCAGATGGTACAATAGCATATACCTGGGATGGTAAGCTACATAATTGGGATGGACCCGCATTAATACCTGAAGGAAATAATCGTCAAGCTGAATATTACCTATATGGTATATTAAGAAGTAAAGAAGAATGGAGCGAAATAAGACGACAAAGAGAAGGTGTTCCATTTTATAAAAATCAATCAATGAAATCTAAACTATCAGATTATAGAAATTAAATGAAAAGAAAAGCAGTTATAGTAAGCGGTTATTTTAACCCTGTACATAAGGGACATTTAGAATTGTTTAAAAAGGCAAATGAGATAGGAGATTTCCTTATTGTATTAGTTAATTCTGACCACCAAAGAAAATTAAAAGGTTCTAAAGAATTTCAAGATGAAAGTGAACGCTTACAAATAATTCAATCTCTTAAATCTGTAGGATATGCTTGTGTTTCAGTTGATAAAGATAAAACCCAAGTTGAATCATTAAAAATGATTTATCGTAAATTTGGAGATGTATTTGATTTAACATTTGCAAATGGTGGAGACCAAACAAATGAAACCATACCAGAAAGCTTGATTTGTAATGAATTAGGTATTACATTGGTAGACGGATTAGGAGATAAAATTCAAAGTAGTAGTTGGTTATTAAAAAAATAATATGAAAATAGGTTTATGTGGTACAATGAGTGTAGGTAAAACTACATTAGTTAATGCTTTAAAAGAATTAGATCAATTTAAAAACTATAATTTTGCTACTGAACGTAGTAAATATTTAAGTGATTTAGGTATCCCATTAAATACAGATTCAACATTAAAAGGTCAAACAGTATTTTTAGCTGAGCGATGTGCTGAGTTGATGCAAGATAATATTATAACTGATAGAACTATTTTAGATGTTATAGCATTTACAAATTCTGCTAAATCAATTGATTATAAAGATAAAGAAGCATTTGAACAATATGCTGTAGAATTTTTAAGAGAATATGATTACATATTTTATATTTCTCCTGAAGGTATTCCTATTGAAGATAATGGTGTTCGTGAAACCGATGAATATTATAGAGATATAATTGATTTTAGTATTACTACACTCATTAAAAGATACAGCCATAGAATGGATAAAGTTGAAGTAATTAAGGGTAATACAGAAGAACGTATAGAACAAATATTAAAGTTTGTAGGTCTTTAACATATTTATAATAAAACTCTACTATAATGAAAAAATCTGAATTAACCGCATTTATTAAAGAAGAAATCTTAGGTACCTTAAGTGAAAGCCCTTCAACTGAAGAAATAAGAATGGCTAAACAAGCCGTAGCTAGATTTATGAAATACAGAAGTGTAGGACAAAATGAAGCTATTCGTGATTTAGAAAATGCTCTAGATGCTCTAAAACAACTAGAAGAAGTTAGTGATGAAGAAATTGCAAAAACTAAAGAACTTAAAACGGCTATAGATGATTTAGCTAAAGCTAAAAAAGAAGCTGGATTAAATGAAGCTAGAGAATATGATGCTGATGCTATGGAAGCTTTAGGATTTGATCTTTACCCTGGTGGTAGAAACGAAGCATTTAGATATGCTACAGAAGAATTAGGTGTCCCAGCTGATGAAATCTTAGGTAAAATAAGCGATGATGTAATTTATAATGCTATTCACCATTCTTTACAAGTAATGGATATGTATCGTATTGAAGAAAAAGTTAATGAAGAAGAAGATGCACCTGCAGGTGATGCTGAAGTAGAAAAAAAAGCTTCTAAACAAGATAAAATTATTAAAGATTTTAAGAATATTGAAGCTAAGATGAAAACACATCTTGAATTATATAAAACATCTGAATCTTCTAAAAATAAAGAGGCAGCAAAAAATATGCTTAAAAAATTAACCCCTGAATATCAAGCGGCTAAAGAAAAGTATGAAAAGTTAAAAAAAATTAAATAATAAGAATGTGGTTAAAACGTAATTTACCAACATTAGTTATAATAGGTGCTTGCATAATAGTTTATACATTTTTTGATAAAAAAGAAAGTTATGTTCAAGAATATGATGCTAAAATTGAAGCATTAGAAGCAAAAGTAGATTCATTACATGCTGAAAATGATTCTTTAGTAGTTGAGGCAGATCTATTAGGACTTAAATTAATAGAATCAGATAAAAAGATAGAACAACTTAATAATAATATATATGTTATCAAAAAAGAAACTAAAAGGCAACTTGATGCTGTCAATAATTTTAGTGATGATGAGTTGGAGCAGTTTTTCACAAACAGATACCAACAATCAGATTCAATTAACTAAACCTATTGCTAAATTAGTTATAAAAGATCTAATACAATATGATGGATTATCAGAAGAAATGATAACCCTTAAATCCATTATAGAGGAAACAAATATTAAGTTAAATACTCAAACTGAATTAGTTTCTAATTTAAATGTTCAAGTTGCGAATTATCAAAATATAATTGCTAAAAAAGATGAGCAATTTACAACTCAAAAAGAATTAGCAGATCGATTACAACAAGACCTTAAAAAACAAAGGTTAAAAACAAAACTAATGGGTGGTGCTGGTTTGCTTTTAGCAGTTGGTGTAGCCGCTATATTAAATTAATGTCTGAATTAAAAAAAGTAATACGGCAAGAATACCTAAGGTGTGCTAAAGATCCTGTACACTTTATGCGTAAATACTGTTATATACAGCATCCCCAAAGAGGTCGTATACAATTTAATTTATACCCATTCCAAGAGAAAGTATTAACGTTAATGAGAGATAATCCTTATTCGATTATCTTAAAGTCTAGACAGCTGGGTATATCTACTTTATCAGCTGGTTATTCATTATGGTTAATGACTTTTCATAAAGATAAAAATATACTTTGTATCGCTACAAAGCAGGAAACAGCTAAAAACATGGTAACTAAGGTAAAATTCATGTATGAAAATTTACCCTCATGGCTTAAAATAGATGCAGACGAAAACAACAAACTTAACCTACGATTAAAAAACGGGTCACAAATTAAAGCCACCTCAGCGAGTTCAGATGCAGGTAGATCCGAAGCAGTATCTTTGCTATTAATTGACGAGGCAGCATTTATTGACAATATTGGTGAGATATGGGCTTCAGCTCAACAAACACTTGCTACTGGTGGTGGATGTATAGCACTTAGTACACCTTATGGTACTGGAAATTGGTTCCACCAAACATGGGTAAGGGCAGAAAATAGTGAAAATGACTTTTTACCTATTAGGTTACCTTGGTATGTACATCCAGAAAGAGATCAAACATGGAGAGATAAACAAGATGAACTACTAGGTGATCCTAGAATGGCAGCTCAAGAATGTGATTGTGATTTTAGTACTTCTGGTGATATTGTTTTCTATCCTGAGTATATAGAATTTTATGAAAAATCTTATATAAAGGATCCATTAGAAAGAAGAGGGGCAGATAAAAATTTATGGGTTTGGGAATCACCTGACTATTCAAGAGACTATATTGTAGTAGCTGATGTAGCTAGGGGTGATGGAAGAGATTATTCTGCATTTCATGTAATTGATGTAGAAAGCAATGTTCAAGTAGCTGAATATAAAGGCCAAATAGGTACTAAAGAATATGGTCATTTATTAGTAGGAATAGCTTCAGAATATAATGAAGCATTACTTGTAATTGAAAACGCAAATATAGGTTGGGCTACTATACAAGCAGCTATAGATAGAAATTATCCTAATCTATACTATTCACCAAAAACAGAATCTAATGTAGATTCATATTTTGACAAATACCAAGATCATTCTAGAATGACAGCAGGATTTACAATGTCATCTAGAACTAGACCTATGGTAGTAGGTAAATTCCAGGAATATATTTCAGATAAAGGTGTAACTATACAATCAAAACGATTAGTAGAAGAAATGAAAACTTTTATTTGGCGTAATGGAAGACCGGAAGCACAACAAGGTTATAATGATGATTTAGTAATGGCCTTTGGAATTGCTATGTACATTCGAGATACTGCTTTGAAATACAGACAAAGGGGTATAGATTTAACGAAACAAGCATTAAATAACATGACAGTTAGTAGAACTTCATATCAAGGAGCGTATTTTTCAAAAGGAGCTGATAATCCTTACCATGTAGATACAACTCGTGGAAAAGAAGATATTAGCTGGCTAATAAAGTAATATTTATAATAATAATTATATACAATGGCTGATAAAGGCATATTTTCAAGATTACAAAGATTATTTTCTACTGACGTAATTGTTCGTAATGTAGGGGGGAATCAATTAAAAGTAACGGATAGTAATAAAATTCAAGCAACAGGTGAATTACAAACTAATTCATTAATAGATAGATATAATAGGATTTATTCTACCAATCCATCTTCACTCTATGGTCAGCAGTTCAATATGAACTTCCAATACCTTAGACCACAATTATATTCTGAATACGATACAATGGATCAAGATGCTATTATTGCTTCAGCACTTGATATTATAGCAGATGAATCAACCCTAAAAAATGACATGGGTGAAGTATTACAAATTAGATCTGCTGATGAAAATATACAAAAGATATTATATAATTTATTTTATGACGTACTAAATATTGAATTTAATTTATGGTCATGGATCCGCCAAATGTGTAAATATGGTGATTTCTTCTTAAAATTAGAAATCGCAGAAAAATTTGGTGTTTATAATGTTATCCCTTATACCGCATATCATATTACTAGAGAAGAAGGTTATAACCCAGAAAATCCAGCTGATGTTCGTTTCTTATACTCCCCAGATGGCTTAGCTAACCCAAGTTCGGGAATGTATACTATGCCAAATCAAAGAAACCAACAAAATGGTGTACATTTTGATAACTATGAAATGGCACACTTTAGATTATTAGCTGATACTAATTATCTTCCTTATGGTAGAGCATATATTGAACCCGCTCGTAAGTTATTTAAACAATATACGTTAATGGAAGATGCGATGTTGATTCATAGAATTGCTCGTGCACCAGAAAAACGAATCCACTATATTAATGTTGGATCTATTCCACCAAATGAGGTAGATGCATTTATGCAAAAAACTATCTCAAATATGAAACGTACTCCTTATATTGATCAACAAACTGGTGATTATAACTTAAAGTATAACATGCAAAACATGTTAGAAGATTTCTATATTCCAGTTAGAGGAAATGACACAACAACCAGAATTGATACTACTAAAGGATTAGATTATGATGGTATTCAAGATGTAGAATATCTAAGGGAAAAATTATTTGCCGCTCTTAAAGTACCTAAGGCATTTATGGGGTATGAAGAAGATATCGAAGGTAAAGCTACACTAGCTGCTGAAGATATTAGATTTGCTCGTACCATAGAACGTATTCAACGTATTATTCTATCAGAATTAAATAAAATTGCTTTAGTTCACCTTTATACACAAGGGTATACTGATGAAAGCTTAACTAATTTTACATTAGATTTAACTACACCATCAATTATATTTGAGCAAGAAAAAATCGAGTTATTAAAATCAAAAGCAGAGTTAGTAACTACTTTACAAGATCAAAAGATTGTTCCTACTGATTGGATTTACGATCATATCTTTAATTTCAGCGAAGACCAATATGATGAATATAGAGATTTAATCAGAGAAGATGCTAAACGCAACTTTAGATTAAATCAAATCTCAGAAGAAGGAAATGATCCAATTGAAACTGGTAAGTCATATGGTACCCCTCATGATTTAGCTTCATTATATGGTAAAGGAAGAATGTATTCTGATCCAGGTAATGTACCTGCGGGATATGATGAAAAAGGTGATGTAGGTAGACCAACAGATTCTACTTCTAAAATTGGAAAACAAGATAGTAATTTTGGAAAAGATCGATTAGGTGTTAAGCGTATGAAAGATACAGATAAAAATGACGCTAATACTGGTCGAACTAATTCTAACCGTAATGCTCTAACATTAGAGACAGCCCAAAGTGTTTACTTGAAAAATAAAGATATGTTTAAAAAGATACCTAAAAAGAGGTTAGTTTTTGAAAGTGACAAAGAAGGTGAAACCCTATTAGACGAAAAACAATTAAAGGAGTAATATCCTCTACATATTTATAAATAAATATATTTTTTGATGAAAATTAAACACTCGAAGTACAAGAATACGGGTATTTTATTTGAGCTCTTAGTGCGTCAAGCCACAGCTGATACCCTAAAAGGTACTGATTCTCCCGCTATCGATTTAATTAAAAAGTATTTCGTTAAAAGCGAACTGGGTCGTGAGTATAAGTTATACGAATCAGTTATTAAATCTAAAGTTATAAACGAATCTAAAGCTAATGCTATAATTAGCACTATTTTAGAATCTTCTAAAAAATTAAATCGTACATCTTTAAGAAAGCAAAAGTATAATTTAATTTCCGAAATTAAAAAAGATTATAATATAGATAGTTTTTTCGGTACTAAAATTAAAAATTATAAGGAATTTGCTTCTTTATACACATTAATTGAAGGGTATAATAATGATGAAATTACTGATACTGATCAATTAGTAGATAATAAAGTAACATTATTAGAATATTTAACAAAGCAAGATGTTATAACTGAAGAAGTTAAAGAAGATGTTCTTAAAGAATTCCAAACTTATGATAAAGATTTAAGAATTCTTACTTATCAAGTACTATTAGAAAAATTTAATTCTAAGTATAATAATTTATCTGCAGAACAAAAACAAGTACTTAAAGAATTTATTAATTCAGTAGATTCAACTCCATCTTTAAGAGAATTTTATAATAATAAAATTGTAGAACTTAAAGAAACTCTAAATGTAGAATCTATAAATATCACAGATAAAGCTACCCAAGTAAAAGTACAAGAAATCTCAAAACTTCTAACTGAATTATCTAAAAATGATAAAGTATCAAATGACAACTTAGTTGATTTGTTACAATATTACGAACTAGTTAAAGAGATTAAGGTAGCAAATGGCAAAGTATAAATACAAAATACCAGAACAAACCAGTAAGGGTGGTAGATTTAAAGTTGGTGATGTCACTACTAGTAAAGGTGTCAAATCAACTGTAAGAGATATCGATCCACAAACTGGTGCTGTTTCTTGGAAAATTGAGTATGTACCTGCCTTTGATTCTGTATTCAAAGAGTTTGATGAATTAAGACAAGCAATGAATACTTTAGATCAGAAAACTGATGATGAAGTAGTAGATAAAATTGCAGCTGAAATTAAATCTTTATTTAACCAATACAGAACACATATTAGAAAAAATTACCCTGAAGCTTATAAAAAATTTCAGACAAATGAGGCATCAACTACAAGTAGTGGTGGTGCATCATTTACCCCTGGAACAGGAGCACAATATGCTACTCCATATGCTTTTAGTAAATCTAAAAAAAAACCTAATAAAGCAACAAAATTTATGTATAAATTAGGTTATAAACCTGCACCTTCTATACCAAATAGAAAATCAAAAGTTATAGACTATAAGCAGGTTATGGAAAAGCGTAATATGTATAAATATACACTAGGCAAAAAATGAAAGAATTAACGTCATTTAGAAAATATCTAGTTGAAGCAGAAAACGATGTTGAAGTATTTCAACAAAAACGTATTGCTGATTTTGATGAATTACAAGGTAGATTAAAAGTACTATCTAAAAAATTACAACAAGCAAAATTAGCCACAGACAAATACTACAGACAAAACCCTAAAAGTTATGCTGTAGTTTTTGGAACAGATATGATAAATGATTATTTTAACGATATAGACGAATTACT